CTCTTTAACGTGGCGAGAATTAGTATAAGATTATGGCATACATTGAATTTATAACAGGAACAGAAAATGTAGAGGTAAAGTTTAACGATCTTCAAAACTTGCCCAATATAGCAATGGTTAAGGCTGCATTTAATAGGCATGAAATTTTAGCTGTTTGGCATTCAACTTTTGGTTATGTGAGCGTTAAGTTTATAGATAACAACGAGTGGTATTTTAACTTAACAGGTGATGACAACTATTTACCAGTTAGTTTAATAGATGGAGTTACGCCTACTTCATTAGATGATTTGTACAACTACTTTAAAGGATTGATAAAATGACCTACGCAAAGAGTGTTTTAATAGCGATAGACCAACTCGGTAACGCTTTAGCAGGTGGAAACCCTGACTGTACTATATCGGGTAGAATAGGATATTACCAACAAAGTGCCGTTGAGCCTTACTTGTGGTATTGGGAGTTATTAGCATGGGTGGTTAATCTTACATTTTACCCTTTTGATGGTCCGGACCATTGTAAACAAGCCTACGAAAAAGAGATTTTAAATGAGTTCTATGAGTTAAGAATGTTCAAAGCCCCTGCATTATTCCTACTTAGTTTAATAGTGTTCGGAAGTTGTTTGATTATGTGTCCGTTATTCTGGTCGATCTACGGAGTTAAGAAATTTATTAATGTAATTTTGATGTAATGGCAAGAGAGATAGCAATAAACATGGTGATTGATACTAAGGATGCACAAGCAGATTTAGTATTAGTAGAAGAATCGTTAAACGACATTGAACAGTCTTTAAAAAAGATTGGTGCAGGTGGTGCGGGTGGACTGGATAAAGAGTTAGAAAAACTTAACCGACTTACCACCGAATCAACTATGACTTGGGGTGAAATGGGTAAGGCTATCGAGCAATACCAAAACATTGCTTTAGCAGCAGGTAAGGAAAGCCCAGTAGGTCAAGAGGCAATTAGAAGAGCGTCTGAACTAAAACAAGAAATGGACTTGGTTACTCAATCGGTTGATGGACTAAGCAAGAAAGGTCAAAACCTACAAGCAGCCCTACAGTTAGGAGGTACAGTAGTTGCCGGATACGGAGTGGCTCAGTCTGCTATGGCGTTAATGGGAACGGAAAGCGAAAAGTTACAAGAAACATTCGTTAAACTTCAACTTGCACAAACTGCTTTAGTTTCAATTGAGCAAATTAGAATGTCCTTGCAAAAGGAGAGTTTCCTTATGCAGAAACTTACTACCATGTGGACTACTGCACAAACATTCGCAACGGGGTTACTCGCTAAGGCTAAGTTAGGAGATGCAGCGGCAACTGGTGTCGCTACAACAGCCACTAGAGCGTTTACCGCTGCGTTGATTGCTACGGGTATAGGTGCTATCGTTGTCGCTTTAGGTTTACTTATTGCTAACTTCGATAAGGTAAGCGAAGCGGTTATTGCTGCGGCTAAATGGGTTCAAGGTCTTGCCAAGAAGTTTAGAGAGATGGAAGGATGGGTGCAGATAGTTATCGGGTATTTTACCTTCGGTTTAGTTCCTGCTATTTCTTATCTTATCAAAGCGTTAGAAGATTTCGGAGTAGTTGAGACAGAGGAAATGCGAAGAAGTGCAGAAAGGAGAAAGAAACAAGTAGCCGCCATACAAAAAGAAACAGCTAAAAAAATTGAACTTATAGATAAAGAGATTGATTCGATAAAAAAACTAACCCAAGAAGTTACTGATTCAATAGATTGGGAAATTAAAAAAAGACAAGCAGCTGGAGAAGAATTTGCAGAGCTTGAAAAGGAAAAAATAATGATGTTGATTAGATCAACTAAACAAGAGTTGAACTTAATAGCTCAAAAAATTGCGGCAAAAGAAGAAGAGTTAAACAAAACAAAAGAGGTCAACAGCCTTATGAACGCCATGCAAAAGGCGACATTCGAAACAGACAAACAATTACAAGAAAACTTCTTAGATGAACAGTTAAAAGAATTGGAGCTTTGGACTATAAAACAAGAGAAGGTACAAAAAGAATCAAGCAAAAAGAAAGCAGAGGATAAGAAGAAAGCCAATGAGAAAGAATTAGCAGACGAAAAGAAACACCAAGAGGATTTATTAGCCGCAAGACTAAAAGCAATCGCAGACGAAGAAGCGGTTACAGATGCCTATCGTAAACGACAACTAACAAACGAGCAGAAAGAGATTGACGACCTACAAGAGAAACTATACACCGAGTTAGAGTTAGCCGGAGAAAACAACGAACTTAAACTTTTGTTAGAAGAAGAGTATCAATCTAATGTAGCAGCAATTAGGGATAAATACAGACTGCAAGAAGAGGAAGAGGAAAAGAAAGCAGAGGAGAAAAGAAAAGCTGACAATGACAAAGAGCTTAAAGAAAAGCAAGAGTTAGAGTATGCTAAGTTAGGTTTAATAACTAACACATTGTCGTTATCCGCTAAGATTGCAGACTTATTTGCAGGTAGAAGCGAAAAGGCAGCACGTGTCGCGTTCAATGTTAAAAAAGCTGCGGATATATCGTCAGCAACTTTAGACGGTTATAAGGCAGTTGTTTCTACTTTAGCTGATACTCCGGGCGGTCCGGTTGTTAGAGGTATTGCTGCCACGCTAGTAGGTGGTTTTGCTGCTGCTCAAATTGCCGCTATTGCTAAAACTCCTTTTGGCGGTGGAGGTGGTGGAAGTGTAAGCGGTGCAGTTGGTTCGATCACTTCTGGCGCAGTTGGAAGGTCTGACATTGGAAACCAAACAGACACAACTACTAATATCGAACAATTGTTAAACGGTAATCAAGGGCAAGGAAACCAACCCGTTTTAGTAACTGATTCTTTAACAAAGGTTCAAAACAAACAAGCTAAGATAGAATCTTTGGCAACATTGTAAAATAAAAAAGCCCTTACGAGTTGTAGGGGCTTTTTGTTGTTTAGTAGGTTATCTTAATATAGTGAGGTTCTTTCTTGAATAACAAGTTATGCTTTGCTAACATATCCTGTCTGAATCTTTCAGCTTGTTGCTCGATTGATTTTTTGTTAGATAGTTTTGTTTTTACTTCTTTGATTCCGTTTGCGATGAATGTTATTGTTGTCATGTCTTATTGTTTTAACTTGTTGATACAAATATAGGGTATAAAGTAATACGCCCGACAAAACACTAAAAATAATTCGTTATTTATATTCATTCTAAATAAAAGTACACTTTTTTCACACCTTTACGTTATGTAAAAAAGACGTAACGTGAAAATACCTATTTACAAGGCTATATTGAATGATGATGACGAAGGCATGGACTTCAATTCGTGGGTTGATGCTCCTGCTCATTCCAAGTCTTTTGAATTATTCGGACGTAACGAGAAAAAGAAACACACCTTTTTTGACAATGAAAGAATGATAGTGAGTGGTGTTGCTATTGCTACTGATGTTCCTATCTATCGTAACTCACCAGACATGGGAGAGTTCTATGTTTACTTTGATAAAGAGCAAACTTTCAGAATTGCCGAGAAGATGATGGCTAATGGATTCTTACACAATGTAAACAAGATGCACGATGGAGGTGATGTGGTTGATCGTTCTAAAGTTACACTTGTTGAATCTTACTTTATTGATTATGACAGAGGAGTAACGCCACCTAAAGCAATGGCTAACCAAAACCTTAAAGATGGGTCTTGGATTATTTCATATAAGGTAAACGATAAAGAAACGTGGGAAGAGTTGAAGAGCGGAAAGTTTAAAGGTTTCTCGATTGAGGTCTGGATGTCTATCCAAAAGACAAATTTCAAAAAGCAAACTAAAAAACAGAATAATATGAAAGAAAACAAAGTAAGTTTCTTGCAGCATATTCGCAACTTTTTCAATGAGGAAGAAGTGCAAACAGCTGAGATAGAAACAAAATTAGCAGAAGCCGTTACAACCGATGGTGCGACTATCGTTTGGGATGGTGAAATGGGAGAAGGTACAGAGGTGAGAATGATTGATGGAGAAGGAAACGAAATACTTGCTCCTGAGGGTGTTCACTCTTACACTAACGAAAGCGGAAGAGAAGTAGTAATTACTATTGATGCTAACGGTATCGTAACAACTTACGAAGAGTTAGAAGTAATGGAAGAGAACGCAGACGAGGTTGCAGAAGCGATTGAGGAACTAGCAAAAGAGAACGCTGAACTTACTAAACAAGTTGAGGACTTCAAAGCAAAATTTGAAACTGCAAAGGCAGAAATTGAAGCACTTAAAAACGAGTTGGATAAAGCACCTGCAAAACCAAACCCAACAAAAACAAAAACAGAATTTAATTTAACAAACTTCTTAAAAAAACACTAAAATGAGCAAAAGAGAATTTACCAAGAAAATTAAGACAGCTTTCGGCTACGATGTAGCGGATGCAGCTACTTATATCAACATGGAATCATCAGAGTTGATTCCTCAATTGATTGAATCATCTACTTTCCTATCAAGAGTAACAGTAGATCAAGAATGTACTAAAAACACAACTAAGAAAATCAAAGTATGGGATTTGACTATGGACATTGAAGCACTTTCTGCTTGTGATGTTTCTGATAGTGGAGGTTCTATTGATTTTTCAGAAGTTAACGTTACTCCTGTATTGGTTGGTTCTAATGACTTCTATTGTAATGATGACCTAAACACTAAATGGACTGCTCTTTTACTTAGAAGCGGTGCTAAAGATGGTTTAATGGAACTTCCAGCATCTCAACAAGTAACAGCAGTTTACGCAATGTTATTGAAAAAGCAAGTTGAAGATAAAATCTGGTTGGCAGATACGGCTGCTGTTTCACCAACTTTGAATATGTTTGATGGTCTTTTGAAGCAATTTAAAAACGACCCTAATATCCCTGCTTATGGTAACGGTGCAGCGGTTACTTCATCTAACGCTTTGGATATTGCAAAAGGTGTTGCAAGAACAGTATCATCTAAAGTTTACGATAACGGAATTGATTTTGAAGTTTTGATGTCGCAAACTGACTTCGAATTGTTGATTGACAATATTTTGGCTGATAACAACTACTCTTATACTGCTGAAGTATCGGGAGAAGGAAACGAAAGAAGCATTGCAATTCCAGGAACATCTGCAAGAGCAAGAATCCAAAGACAACTTTCAACTGGTGAAATTTACGCAGTACCTTATCAATATGTAGTTGTAGGAACAGATGCAAGTTCAGATTTAGATGCGATTTCAGTTGATTTCTTGAATGAGCAATTGAAGTTGAGAGTAATGACTAGAATGTTCTTAGACGTTGCTTACGCTAGACCTGAGTATTTCGCTAAGTACGAAGAAGCTGCATCTTAATTATTAATCTTAAAAACTAAAGAATATGTCTTGTGAATTAACAAGCGGATATACTAAGCCCTCCTGTGCATCCATAGGAGGGTATAAGTCCGTAACATTTGTACCACATTCTGGAATTGAATTAACAGTTGCTAACAACCTTGTTACTGCGGTTACTCAGACTTTGAATGCTTATCAGTTTACTCCGGATGTTGCTTCTGGTATGGCTGATGAAAACGCTACTGGATCACGTGAGAATAACACTAACGTATATGAGCAAAACGTAATGGTAATGTTGAAAGATAACTCAACAGCGACTATCCAAAAAAGGGATGCGCTTTGTACGGGTTATTGGATGGCTATTGTAGAAGATAACAACGGTTTATACCGAGTTTATGGATGGAAGAATGGTTTATTTAACGCTTCATCTACAACTACAACAGGTCAAGCATTAGCAGACATGGCAGGAAGCACTATCAACCTTGCATCTACTGAGCAGGTTTCAGCTCCTTTCATTTCAGCATCTGACGTTGCAGACATTATCGCTTACGTATCTTAAAAAAACTAAGGGGGTGAAAAGCCCCCTCTTAACTTTATGTTGTATCTTAATTTAGATAGTACTAGCCGGGTGTGTGTTGAAGCAAATGAGCTTAATACATCCGGTGATTATTTATGGAGGGTAGTTAACGAGCAAACAAAAGCGGAGGTCGTGGCTTATTTAACGGCTGAGGAGGTGTCCGATAGATTTGCAGAGTTCTTAATTGACCTACCAAATGACCTTAATATTACAATTTCGGGAGATTACACCTATTACATTTATAATGGTGATGGGAATAGCATTATTTACAATAATTTCACTACCTTAGAAGTGGGTAAAATGCGTATCAATGAGTAAGAAAAACAACGCCTTATTTAACTTTGGCAAAACATATACCGTTCCACTTGCAAAAGAGGACGAAGACAAAAGCAAAAATATTATCCAATGGGGAAAAGACAACCTTTATCCTCAATGGGTTAACTATATTTTTTATCAATGTGCGGTTCATCAGGGAATCATACAAGGAAAGGTATTTTACACGATCTCAGCAGGGTTAAAAGAAACGGCAACTAATAGAGATGTTATTAATTTAGTTAAACCAGTCCTACATGGTATTGACTTAAACCTAGAGTTGGCTGATTGTTATTATGTGAAGTGTAGATTATCCCCAGACAGAACAAGAATTGAAAAGGTGCAGCACGTTCCTTACGAATGGGTGAGGGTTACTTGTGATGGTAATTTTAGAGTATCGCAGGATTGGACAGATTCAAAGGTTGAGATTTGGGATTATCCAAGTTACGAGAATAAAGAAGAAGACGATTTAACCTTTTTATTTCAGTTCAAGGTAGAACCTATGCAACAGTTGGTTGAATTTGATAAAAAGGACGTGACTTATAACTATTACCCTGTACTACCTTATTCGGGTGCGGTTAAATCTATCCTTTCAGATATTGAAATAACTAACTACACGCTATCGGAGGTGGTTAATAATTTCTCTTTAGGCACTCTTTTACAACTCAACAACGGTGAGCCTAAAACAGTAGCGGATAGGGAAGACTTAGAAGATAGAATTTTAGAAACAGCAACGGGGTCTGACAACGCAGGAGGTGTGTTTATTACTTTCGGTGATGGAAAGGACACCGAGCCGACCGTAGTACATTTGAACGGTAACCAATTACACGAAAGATACGTTACTTTAAGCGAAGACGTAAGAACAAACATTTTGAGAGGACACAGCGTTAATAGTGGTGAGTTATTCGGATTTGATAAAGGCGGTAATTTCAACGCAGATACTTTAGATTTTGCTTATTGGATGTTTTACGAGACTTACATCAAAGTAAGACAATCACAACTTTTGAAGTTTGTTAATTTTGTGGCTAAGTTCAACGGGGTAAGTGAGCAAATGGAGTTTAACAAGGTAGAGATACCAAAGATAGGACAAGCAGAACCAACAGCACAACCACAAGCGACATTCTCAAAAGACGATGCAACTATGCGTGTATTGGCTGAGTTTGCAACTAGAGGAGTAAGTAAAGATTCAATCGAGATACTTGCTAAGGAATCATACAACGATTCAGAACCATTTAAAGAGGTGTTCGCACCTGCGTTAGATGAAAAAGGCTTACAGGTGCTTAATTTGATTGCTAACGGTGAATCTTTCGATGCTATTGCAAAAGCAACGGGCATTAACCCTATGGAGTTGTCTAAAATCTTCAATCAATTAAAGCAAGGTGAACACATTGACAACGACTACAAGATTACAAGAACGGGAAAATTAGCGGTTATTCGTTCCGATGTTAAAAGAATGAAAATTATGTATAGTTACGAGGTGAAACCGGGATACGAAGAAGGTGCAAACGGTGAACGAGGTGAGATAATTTCCACCACTAGAGACTTTTGTAGAGAATTGATTACACTTAACAGACTATACACTCGTGAAGAGATAGACCAAATAAGCGCAATTATTGGAACTGACGTTTGGCGTTATCGTGGTGGTTGGTATCACAACCCTAATACAAATAAAAATGAACCTTCATGTCGTCATGAATGGTCGCAAAACTTAACTTTTATATAATGGCTACTTTTTTCGCAACAATAGACGATATTAAAGAGTATTCTTTTATTCATACAAACGTAGAAACTAGCGTACTATCTACGTGCCTTGTAAGAGCGCAAGATACGTTTCTTCAATCTGCACTTGGTTCGACCTTTTACGCTCATTTAAAGAGCGCAATAGCAGGTAGTACCACAACAGCAGCGGAAGATACTTTAATCGAAGGAACTTTATTAGATTACCTTCGTGTAGCTTGTGAGATTCAAGTTTGCACGTTTGTAAATTGGGAGCTTAGAAATAAGAGTGTAGGCAGTTCAAACGATGAATACCAAACAGCATCAACTTGGGACACCGTAGAGAAACTTAAAGCGAATTTGTACAAGGATTTGCAGACCTATAAAACATTAATGGTTGATTTTATCGAAGATAATATTTCAGACTATCCGTTATATCAAGACAACTGTAACGAAGTC